GGCACTAATAAATCAAAAGCAATATACCCACCTAAAGGGCAAAGAGATATTCCAGAACCCACGTACTGGTGAACGCTGGACGGGTGATCAATCAATTAGATTAACTGTATGGACTAGCGCACTCAAGCGTGCAAAAGTGAAATATAGAAGACCATATCAAACACGGCATACGTATGCCAGCATGATGCTTACTGCAGGTGAGTCTATTGCCTGGCTTGCTCAACAGATGGGCCATAGTGACTGGGGAATGCTGCGCCGGGTATATGCAAAATTCATTAAAGATTCAATACCAGACGCAGGTGATAAAGCCGTTGAGATGTTTAGTGAAAAAGCTGGCATAAAAGCTGGCAATTCCACCTTAAAACACCCTAAAAAACAGGCATAAAAATGCCGGCTCTAAAACATAAGCTATTGATTTATATATAAAATACTGGCGGAAGGGGCGGGATTCGAACCAGCACAAGTCACCGCCAGTAAAGGAGTTTAATAAAAAGCTGGCAAAAAGCTGGCTTTCAACAATTAGAATCCTAAACAGGGATTCATAATCACTGACTACAAATACACATCTTACCTTTAAGCGTTTCTAGCTTATCCAGCAGCGCATTATGCTTTACTGAGTTTGAGTTACAGGTTTCAAAGTTTTCTGCTGCGTTTGTGAGGACTTGCTCAACTGTGGCGACAACGGCTGCATTTTCTGCGGTCTCTCTAGCAGGCTCGGCTCTATTGTTATCGGTACCTGTGATCGCAGCGTTCCACAGCTGCAAAGAATCATGAGTAAAGCAAATACTATCATCAGCCTGCTCATGGATTTTATGGTAAATGTCTCGGTAAACAATTTTAATCTCCTGTTCATTAGCCTGCTTAGTTTTAATAATGCCCTCGCCTTGTTTATCTAGCGCCTGGCTGGTTTTAATATCTTGCTTGATACCATTGGTTATGCCAGCATCAGTTTTCCAGCTATGGACATTCCAGCCAGCAATGAATGCAGCCATAATTAATACGCCAAAGATAGCGGCCTTAATTTGCAGGCTAAGCCCTGATATGAAATTAAGCAGATTCAACATAAGTATTTTTCTCCATTGGCATCAACCCTTTTTTTATCCATTCAGATACATCAAATCCAGGGCAGATTTTCAACCACTCATTACGCTCGATAACTCCATTACCATTCAGATCAGGTGAATAATCTCGATGGCCTTTAATACTGATTCCGGCATTACTGAATGACTGCAGCATAGAATCTGCTGTCATAATGGTCCGGCCCAGTATCTTGCTGGCCATATTGATTAAGCACTCACGTAAAGCCATCCATTGTGCCTGGGTAAACTTATCAGTGCCGATCATGCAGATACCTATTGAATGCGCATTGCTACCCTGTACATGAGCTCCAATTTCTTCAAGCCCACGCCCTACTCGGATAGATCCGTCAGTCTCAATCACAAAGTGATAGCCAACATACTTTAAATCTGGATTCAGATTACGCACTGCTTGGCTATCTCGTTCAAATTGATGCTTTCTAACCAATACCCCATTTTTATAAATAGGCTGTCCATGCATAGAATCAATATCTTTAATCGTGAATGGCTTTCCGTTTGGAGTAGCTGCACAGTGAATAACGATGGCATTAATCGCTCTTTTCATGATTAAGCCCCGCCTCTTAGATGATCCGTATTACGCCTGCCACCCATAACCCTGTAAACCATACGAGGCCAGATACCCAAGGCAATAGCAGCTGATAGCAATAACATTCCCCAGGTAGCATGCCCAGAAAATCCTTTTAAAATTAAATATAAGCCACTTGCCCCGGCTAATAAATATTTACCCAGGCGGCATAATCTATCGCCTTTATGCATATCAGATGCAGCAGAAATACTTTCAAGAAGGCAATAAATACCAACTATAGTCACTAAGATATTGAGCAACATTAAGCACCTACCTTGCCGAATAATCGCTTGAGTGCGTCACTGATCAGATCGAGCACTTGCCTATGGAAATAAACAACAACAAAGCCAACAATTGCAGCCAAGCTCAGCTGCGAATACTCTGGCCATAACTTCAGTACTAACGGAATTAAATAAGCTGCTGCCACTGTTCCAATAATTACTAGCATTAGGCTTTTTTTGAAACTGGATGATTCAAGTAATGCCGTTCCTATCCAGGCACCTACAAATGCCGCCATTAGCGCATTAGGTTCAATTCCCCACATAATGGCAATAAATGTTGAAATAACACCGCCTGTTAATGGCGCTGCAACTGCATGTGTAACTGGATCTGGCATTTTCTTGCCCTTTCATGGTCATGTTGGTTTTTATTTGTATTGTTTCAATTGCTTCTTTTACCTTCATCCTGCTCAATACTTTTAATACAGTGATCCTTGTCAAAAATATTAAGAAGCTTACATAGCTGGCATGGAATCCATCCCCGGCCATTTACTGCATATTTACCCATCCGGCTGGACAATGTTTCATCCGGATCACCAAGTAAAATCGTATTAATCAACTGATCAATAGCTATTAACAGATTTAATAAGTAATGAGAAATCACCAGATAACCTCATTCACTTCTGCAATAGTTATTGCAGCATCAATCAAAGCTTTCTTTTCTCTGGCTATGTGATGAATACTATTGGCAAACATTGCTAAAGCTACTGGCATTGCAATCATAGAATCTGCTGTCAGAGTCAGGATTGAGTTATCCTGGCATGTCCAGTCAATGCTGAATGGCTGGCTTGAAGCTGCAGCAAATTGTGCAGCCTGTGCTGCAATTGAAATGCGCTGCACGCTTACTGGATTTGAATCGATTACTTTCCCAAGGTATGGGAATCCTGATTGTTCAAGGCTATCCCGCTTTGAATTAATCTGCTGGCGCTTATCTGTTTTTACTTCATCTAATGTTCTTTCAACTACTGGCCCGGCCATTTTCCAAAGCCGGATATATGATGAAAATAGCGCATCAAATCTTTGCTTTCCAAGTTGAATATCAGGCGTACTTGTATCAATATGATTAATAAATCCTGAATTATTAACAGTATTGAATTTCACATATGAAATTACATCCGGAATACCAGATAAATCTATATTTCGCGATACTCCATCAATCTCAATACTATTGGCTATCCTATTAATCACTATATTCATGTTTGGCCTGCCAATAAAGGAGCTGTATTTGCAGCTGCAAATTGAATTAATGCATTAGTAACCTGCTGGCCGGTAGTGACACTTTCATTTCTTAAAGACTCTACTGCAGCTCCAGTTTCACGATTAACTTTACTATTCTCGATGAGTAATACCGGCATCCAGGCTATGGCACAATCACCGTTGTTAACAGTTTCACCAGTTTGTGGATTCTGGCCCATAATCTTTACCCAAAATCGGCACTGCACTAACTCGTTATTGCGAATTGCACCATCCTCAACACAAGGTTCACCACCCATCATTGGACATATAACTTTTGCATCTTTAGCCATTTATCTAGTCTTTCTGAGCAATAATAAAGTCGTTATATTTGATTGATGTTGTAATAGTATGATCATGTGAACCACCTCCGCCTTGTGCGCTGGTAGTTGCAGAACCATTGCCGAATGAACCAGTGCCAGTTGGTGAAGCTTGGACTCCTGAGTTATTCTGATATGTATGCGTATGACTTGGAATTTGTGCAATTGTCAAAGTTGTAGCACCGACAACAGTCTGACTATTAAATGCACTAAATGCATTTGAACCGCCTGATCCGACAGAACCGGTAACGATTCTTAAAATACTGTCGTTCAAACCAGCTGTTGTATCTTTTGTCCAACCTACTGGCGCTGTGGTCTGATTAAAAACAGTACGAGTTCCTGATGGTAAACCACCTGCAACCTGATAACTTGGCGCTGCTCCTGTACCATTTGAAGTAAGCACGGTACCTGAAGCTCCTACTCCCAACTTAGCAAGAGTCGATGTTGTATCAGCATAAAAAATATCACCAATCGTAAAAGCAGTAAATCCGGTGCCACCTTTATTCGCTGCTATATTTGGCACCTGGGAAGTAGGAACTTTTCCCCCGCTATCTAGTTCTGCAATTCCACTGGCAACCCCTTTTGAATCTTTAATGGAATTAACGTTATCTGCCATTTTTTTAATTTCAGCACGAGCATTACCTGGATTATCTCCAGCAGCATCCATATTGGTTGTATCAATTACTGTTGTTGGCCATGCCATAATTAAAACCCTCTTAAATAACAGTCAATAGTTGCATCTGCCAGCGTATTGCTTGAGTTATATATTTTTATACGCGGGCCAGTTGTTGCATCTTTATCGACAACTTCATAACTCCATCCAGCACCAACATTCTGTAATGCAACCTGTACTTGTGTAATTACAGAGAATCCATTGCTGAATGGGACACGTATGTCTCCTGTGCCAATTCTGTTTGCGCCAGTAAGAACAGAAGTATTCAAATCATTTACTTCCTCAGTAATAGAGTTACCGCTTAACTGGATATTGAACTGATAGATAATCGGCAATGTTCCAGCAACAGATATTCTTACCCTGAAGTAACGTGCTGATATTGATGGCCCCACTGCAGCCCAGCTGCTATATGTCGTATTGTCATCACTATGTTGTTCTTCAATGGTAACGGTACCATCAGCAATAGCTGAAATTACAGGAACAAATGGCACAATCGAACCAAGGTCGATGGTTGTATGCTGATATGTAATTGGTGAAGTAGGTGAATTAATCCATTGAGTCCAGCTTGTCCAGTCGGTCAGGCTTGACCATGATGAAGCATCATTTGCAACAAGATTGCCTGTATCTGACTCGACAAAGCACCCTGTTTTAGTACCAGGCCAACCATAATTACGTGGCAATTGGTTATAGATAACCCCTGCAAGACGCTGGTCAGCCAGGTCTGCTGTAATGAATTTTGCATTTAGCGATTGAACGCCTGATGTATCTACGGCTTTTACTGCAAAAGTATATTGTCCTGCATCAATCTGATTGTACTCAAATGGGCTGTTTGTAATTAAGCCATCATGCATAGCCGTCATGGTTTCCCAGGTATAGGCTCCAGTTCCTGCTTTATACCTGATTTCATAGCCTGCAAAATCAGGCGGCAACCCTAATGCCAAAGACATATCGAATTGGCGGGTACCGTCCGGCTGAACGCTTATCAGGAAACTTGATACATCAGCAGGCGGAACTGCATAAGGATCACCTATCCACTCAACCCATTCACCTCGAGATAAACCAACACCAGCTACACGAACATAAACCGTGCCACGCTGAGCAGGAATCATTAAGTTTGAAGTTGATACTTCCCCACGGCGCTGCCAGGATGCTCCGGCATCATAGCTAGTTTCTACATAGTAATGGTCTGCTCCGGCAGCAGGCAGCCAGCTAATAGCCAGCTGCGGATTTGATGCTGTTCCAGACAGATTTACAGATAATCCTGAAACCAATGGTCTTGTAATTCTGGATGGAAGATTCCAATAGCTTGAAGCCGGTGGAACAGTACCAGTATCAGCAGTATGAACGGCACTATCTTCATTGATACAAGTAATTTCGACCTGGTGAATAGAACGCGGACGAACAGAAACAACGCGAGCAAGCTTTCTATACTCCTCACCTTTACCAAAGGTAAAGCTTGTTCTTTCGCGTCCATATCCAGTATCAGGAATGAAATCTAATGCAGTTGATAGAACTGCATGATATGCATCAACCCCTGCAGTTGCTTCCCATGGTCCTGAGAAACTGCCATCCCTTAACTTGAATCCAAAATAATAAGTTCCAACACCGAATGTTACCGGCTCGGATAATGTGATTATTTTGGTTGCTGTATCATATGCAAGTACATCACCGGATACATTTCGCTGCATGCGATCATGCGCAATTGCAATTAAGTCGCCAAAAGTCGGTATAAAACCTTCCATCTCGGTTACAAAATTTATTGACTGGCGCCGGTATCGATTAGCTGCAGCAATATATCTGCCTTCACGCCATGCCTGGGCAGCATTAGTTACACCAAATAACTCTACCGGGAATGGGTTATCAGCAGAATATCCTGGTAAAGTCGCATGTACTTCTAATGGCTTTTGTCTTACTTCATCAAAATAAGTAACAATTACTGAGTCAGCTGTCTCATCACTTGGCAGCATATACTCAACCTTCATGCTGCCTTTTACGATATTACGTTGATTGAATAATGCGACTGGTAAAGTAACGGCGCCATCTCTTGTAAAATGATAAATCCCGCCTTGCACATATGGCTTCATACGGCCAGCACGTGCAATTAGAGTTATTGATTCCCATAGCACTTGTTTCTGGTCAAAAACTCCGTCAAAAGTATCACCACGAGCGGACAGAATAGAGTCAAGTATCAGCAGTTGAGATAAATCAATCCTGGCATCCGGTAATTTACCGCCATAATTTGAACGTAAAGCATCAGCCAAAGCCCAGCAAATACTTCTGGTAGCAGTATTTGCGCTCCATGATGAGCCATTCCAGATTGGAAGTTTTCTTTGAGCAATACAATTGATACGGCGGGCAGATTGTGAAGAGATATTATTAGATGCACGCATCCTTACTGCAAGCATTGTAATATCACCATACTCCTGAGAATCTGGAATGTATGCCCGCAATGAAACCCAATCAATTTCATGGCCATATCTAGAATCAGTTTGCTTAATATCAGTCCGTGTTATTTTTACTTCATACCTTGCTTTTGCCACGGTATATCGATATGAATTACGCTGCGGAGTCCCAGTTGCAGCAGTAATAGTTTCAGTACCTAATGTTACCCATGAGCCAGTAGCTGTTCCGTAATCATCAACGGTCCGTGCTTCAACTTTAAAACTTGCACTTACAGAATTAAGGCCACCTTCATCATTTGCATAATAAAGTCCGCGTGGCGCCACCACATCAACAGCGATTGCATTAGTTTGCGTTGTAGCTGGATTTGCGATAAATGGTCCGACTGCAGCTGTATTTAATAATTCTTGTCCCGATACCTCACCGGCAGTAATTACATTTGCAGGGAATAAAGTTACTTTTGCGCCAGGATTAACGACTTCATAAGTAACTTCTGAAAAACTGGTAATTGAAGTATCTTCAATCCTTAAGTTGCTGATTTCATATTCCCCCTGGCCAATACAGAACAATTCATAAAGATATTGTTCATTACCTGCATATTCTGTATATGGCTCAGCTGCAAAGTCAGGATAGATAAGATGTTTACCGTAAAGAACGGGGATTGCTTCACCAATACGGGCGCTATTTCCTTGCGCGGCAAGATTATAAGTTGGTGATGCAGCTGCCGAGTTTTGCCCCTGCTTTGAACTTGAGACACTGGGCGGTGGTATTAATGCATTAATCAGTGCATTACCTACAAATCCAATTCCGGCCTGTAATGCCATCATGCCGAACTCTGACATTATTCCAAGTTCTGGAGCCAGTATCCCTGCTGCATATGGTGCAAAAACAGCCATCCCTACCATAAGAATAACTCTCAGCGGATTAGATCCACCACCTCCCCCTTGAGGCAATGCGACAAATGCAACTAAATCACCATCATTTATTTTGCGCAGCCAGCCATCATTTGCACGAAGAACTGGCGCACCATTAACCAGGCATACAAATGGCTGTTGTGTTTTTGGCGCGAGTTTCTGCAGGCTACTATGGCGGCGTACTTGTTTTACTGTACGGTCACGGGCCGGATCAAATGGATTATTTGCGTAAACTACGGTTGCAAGCATCGATAGGCCCCTAATATGTTATATCCCATTAATTTTATGTTTGCCGGAGAACTGAAAACTACGCCGGATCCCCTTACTGCATGCAATAATCCGCCACCATCAATATCAAGCCATACTCCAACATGAGTTGGTTCTTTGTTCTGGCTAAGCAATAAGCAATCTCCATCAGTAGCCTGGTCTACTAGCTGCCACTGATTACGTTCATTGTTATTGTTGAACTCCTTAACTACGGCACGGATATTGTCCGCATCAACAGTGATGGAAGATAATTGACGATTAAAATGATGCTTTTGCACATAACGCACCAATCCCCAGCAGTCAAAAGAGTTTGGACCTTCATGGCCAGATACCCATGGCAACCCTAAGTATTGAAAAGCCCAATGCATCATCTTATTAATCCAGGGAATCTTGTTGAGTTATAAAGCTCTGATGGGAATGCTTTATTTGCAGCATCGCCATAACTAGCACGAGCGGTAACTTTAAAGTCATCTGCTTCTACATGCGTTAACGTTAGTGTCAATGGCGGATCCATCTGTGGAGAAGTAAGATCAGTTGATAAATATGGGCGGTAAGTTACCTCAACCTTGTAAGGTGAAGCTACTGCCAGCGCCAGGTTATCTTCAATCTCACGACTTACGTTATCCATGCTGATAATGATTTCAGGCGTAGCGCTGCTTTGTACTTCAGGCAAGGTAAAATCAAATGAAAATCTTGTAAATGTGACAATTCCATTAGGATTTAATGGAGCGCTAGACTCTAATTTACAGTCATGATCTACATTATCTAAAACGACACGAATTGATGTTGGCTGGTTTAATTCATCAACAAAATTAGGATGCCTGAACTCGAGCGTATGAAGAATTACGATATTACTTGGCGCACTTGCATATGCTTCTTTAAGTGCATCTTCAATCGTTACACTTCCCTTATATTCAACAATAGGAGAGAAGAAAGTATTTGCATTATCAAGTCTTACTGGATCAATATATTGCCAGTAACCACTTGGGAAAAATAACCAGCCAGTATTATTTCCTGAGTCTGTAGAATACTCTGCAGCAAATGCAAGTGACGGTGATGCAGCGCTATCCTTAATGTCTAAATAACTGACGACAATAGTCATATCTATACCTTCACCAAATTAAACTTTTGACCGGCAGTACTTGAACGCAGGCTTACCAGATTGCCAGGCGTTCCGTTCATGCTGAAATTTTCAACGTTCGTGTCGGTGTTGGCTGGGAACTTAACAACGCACGGCTGCACGGTGTTGGTCATATCCTTAAACCGGTTTGCGCCGGTGATAGTCAAATCACCAGCACCACCCTGGTTCAATGTCGGATAACTAAAACCGCCGCCGTCGAAGTTTTTAGCACTGGATGAAGTCATACTGATTGAACCCATGCCGCTGGTAGTCAGATTGCTACCGGATGCAGTCCACGTGCCTAAATCCACGATTAAACCGCCAGCGCTAAATTTAATGTCGCGCGCTACTGTTCCGGTTGAACTGAATGAGCCAACGGTTAAAGTTTTGCTATTCAAGTCTAACGTTCCGGCCGTATGGGTAAACGAGCGGGTTGCGCCAAGTGTTAAAGCGTCTTGCAACTTCATAGCCCCAGCGCCGGATTTTGTCACTGGGTTATCTATGGTTTTGCCGTTAGAAGTAATTGTTTGCGTGCCGGATGTTGCGGCAAAATTAAGCGTATCTGTGCCAACAGATAACGTCATTCCACTGGATAATGTCAAATTGCCAAACAAGTTTACGCGGCTTGCACCGCTGGTATAAGTGCCACTGAATCCAGTGAAATTAAGGTTTTTAACTGCGTTACCACCACTGTTAGGTGGCAATGAAATAATGTCTGTGCCAGCGCTTATATTAAAAGTAACAGCGTTTGATTCGTTTCCAGTTCCTAACAAGCCATGCCCTATTGTTCTAGTACCTGTGCTACCTGAATAATTAAGCTCAATCGTTGGATTTCCAGTATAGGTAAATCCTGTCAATGTGGCGCACGACCATACTGTAGAATTATTTCCTGTTAAAATAATTTTTCCAGTGCTAAATGCAATGCTTCGCGCGTTGCTATTATTGCTTGAGAATATGAGGGCGGTAAGGTTATTATTGTTTAAGTCAATTGCACCATTTGTAAGCGTAACAGTTGCGCTTACCGTAAACGCACTACCCAAAGCCCACGATCCGCCTACGCCATTAAACGTGATAGCGCTTGCTAAACTAACCCCATTTGTCGTAATGGTTTTACCCGTTGTAGTCGATGAAAATGTAATATTCCCCGTATATGTCCGCGTAAAATTAGTAGCCGGGAAGGTCAATGAACCATAAATAGACCACGCCGCAGTTCCAGCCAGCGTCATCGTAAAATCAAGACTGCCCGCTGTAATATCACGACATACCGCGCCAGTGCTAACGGTAACGGTAAAAATCGCCCCGTTATCTGACGCCGCATCAAAAACCACGTCATCTGCACTGGTCGGCGCTACCGTTGAACGCACGGTGCGTGCAAGGTTATCAAACCAGTTAGTGACGCTCGACGCATCCCATGTTCCAGTTGATGAACCGCCAGCCGAAGGTCCCCAGTATTTAGTAGCCATTTACAAATTCCTAAGATTGCGCGCCATAAAAAAGCCATACATAACGACCAGCGCAACGAGCATCGGCATTAAAATGAAGCCCAAGTTATAACCGACTACTGCCGCAAGTATTGTTTTGCAAGCAAGATACACATCAGTATTAACGAATCGCAGCGCAAACTTAGCAATCGGATTAGCCTCAGAGCCGCCCGCTTTCAATATCGTGCGCGTGCTATACCAATCGACTAAGTTAAACGCGGTTAAGAGTAAAGTGAAAAACACGACGATAGTCTGCTCGCTAAACATTTGGCGCGTCCTCTACTGGCGGCGCTGTCACAATAGCCAGCCAATCATCAAAACGCTTTTGCTTGATAGCCTCTATTTCAGCATCAGTTAAGCCGTGGTCATCAGGAAGGATAATTGCGTCTTTTAGCGTGTAAGTACCGTCTGATTTTTCAAAATCTATTGTTGTCATTTCAATCCTTTACAGTGCAAAAATTCCGCTTACATGCCATCTGATTTGTATGCCTCCGCCATTAGGTGTAATTGGCAATCCAGTAACACCAGTATCAAGATATGCAACTAAAGGGCTAGTAGCCGAATTACCTGTATCGATATAAATAACAATGGCTTCAGCATTGGCACCGGTTACCGTATGAAAAATGACGTTATCGCCATCGAATACACCATTGGTAAATGTTTTATTGATGATTTCCTGTGGCGTACCTATAACGCCGCTCAAGCTTGAGTAAAACTGATGAGCTGATGAATAGGTATAAGAACCTGTATCGATAAGCGCAGCTTTAACTACACCGCTATTCAGATCATTGTTAGCAGTAAATTTTTCTAGCTGCTCTTTCCATTTTGGATAAAGTGCATTCGACATAATTAATCCTTAGTTACTTTCATTGCACTTCCACCTTTGCGCTGATTGCCCAGTTCATACCAGGCAGTACCTGGTACTGATATTTTCCTGAAACAAAACGTACTTCATACTCGATAAGCCCATACCCAATATCAAGCGTCATCAGGAACCAGTCAGTTCCCATATGTAAATCTACTTCCCAAAATGACTTGAAAATTGCCATTTCAGACGGTTTAAATTTCCATACCAGGTTTAAGTCATCAGGTGAGTTAGTAAAACGCAGGCGCTGCCTTGCAGGACCTCCATCAAAGTCAGTGCGAATAACATTTGTACCAACTTCACCCTGGTAACCGGATAA